ATTATAGATAAAACAGAACTGTATCTTAACGAAGATGATAAAAAAGAAAAAACTGACGGTGGAAAAGACGGAATTAAACGTATAGTTCCAGAGTTCCATCCAAGCTACTAAAAATGGAAAAATATATACTAGACGTGGAAGTAGAACTTGAACATAAGGGTGACTTTTATGTTAGAGACAAAGATGGATCATACCATCGTAGTAATGATTTATGGTCTAAAATAGACCCATTCAAATATAATGAACGATCACATTATAAAGATGTAACAGATGATGACCTAATATCACGATTAGATGATGAATACCTTAAACTTATAACACCACCAGAGTGACATTCTTAATAATATAAATCTTTATATATAAATTACATCATTGAATTAATAGGTGATTAAAAAAAAGATGGAAAACAATTCTAAAACAACAGTAGAGTTATGTTTAACTGATCATGATAAATTAGAAATAGAAAAGCATTTCATGATGTACTATAATAAACTTAAACCACCGTTTAAACCTAATGATGAAAATACATTCATTAACAGTGAAGATCAAGAAGTTAGTGTTGATGTAGTGTTAGATGTGTACGATGAAATTACAAAAAAGCTTGGTGAGTTCATGATTGATAAGTTTAAAGTTAATGGTGAAAAAATCAAACAAGTTAAAGTTATACGATACTTTGAATAACAATCCTTATTAAAATGATAAAGTACGAAATATGTAATATTAAATATGATAGGAACGAGTATAAACTGTTACATAAACTAATAAATCTTAAAATGTATACGCTGATAATGAACATTGATCCAAACCTTCCAATGAGCAGAGTATTTAAAAATTCTAATCTGTGTGCAAGTTCGATGTTCCGTGGCACTCTTGATACACTTAAAGAAAACAAAATTGTTATTGTCAAACAATCAAAAAAATGTAAACGATCAAAAAATATTAAATTGACAAAAAAAGGAGAAAGAATTAAAAATAATCTTAGTAACATTTTAAATGAATTAAGATGAAAAAGAGTTTGAGACAACAGTGGATAGATATAACTAAACTGTATAGTATCGATAATGACATGATGTCTGAAATTCTGTTCCATGTTTTCATTGGACAATATTTTAAAAATGTGAAAATTGGGTATGGTGCTGAACATAAAGATCTACGAATAAGTTCTCTTCTTGTATCTCCGTCACGGTCGGGTAAAGGTCAGGCCATGAAAGTATTTAAAAAAATGTGTGAAATGTGTGGCATCAACGCAGTTAAAAATACGATCATTACAACTGCGGGGTTGGTTGGACAGGTAGATAACGAAAAAGTTAAGTTTAACATTCATAATAATCTTAGTGAAGGTGAAGTAAAAGAAGTTCAGCGTAAAGGTAAAATTAAAGTTTTAGAATGGCAAAATCCTGTTGTTCCCGGAGATTTGTCAACATCGGATGTTATAATCTTCGACGAAGCGTCAGCGTTACTTAAACCGGGAAAGTTCACAGCTGACATGTTAAGTGTTCTTCAAGAGGCGTTAGATTATCCAGGAACAGTGCGTAAAAAACTTGCAAGTCAGTATCCAATTGAATTTACATCTACATCTAGTATAGTTGGAACAACGTATATCATTGGAGAAATTAAAAGTGTACTTCTATCACAAGGTTTTTTTCAGCGTATATTAGTTTACATTAGACAACTACCATTCAATAAAAAACAAAAAATGAGACGTCATGTTCTGCAGTTATATCAACGTAAAAACTTGCACGATAAAGATAAAGTTAATAAGATGTTTGAAGATTTTATAGTCGACCTTAATAAACTTGACAATTCAGATCGTACAATATATGTTAGTAACGAAGCATTAGACGTTATAGATAAAAATCTCATACAGTTCGAAAAAACGATCGAATCGGATTTCAGTGGAAACGAACTTGAACTGTTGACTACATTTGTAACTGGTATGCAAGAGTTATACATTAAACTGTCAGCACATTACGCAATCATGCACAATTCTAATATTATTAAAGCGAATCATGTTAGTGGTTGTAAAAGTATCATCAGAGAATGTATATTCAGTTTAACAACTGAACTGATGGAACTTATTAAAACCGATAAAAAGAACGTTGTAGTTGACAAGATTCAAAAAATGATACTTGATACTGTACAAAATAATGCGTTTACTAAAGAAGATTTGATACTATACCTTATCAAAAAGGGTGTTCCGGCACGGAAATTGCGTAACCAAGTAAACATTTTAATACGTCGTAACGAGATCAGATTAAACTCAAAAAAGAAACATCTTGTGACAGTTGGATGAACGCATATACTTGAAAATAAAATATGTTTTTATCAACTATTTTCATAAAAGGAAGATTTAAATAGTATAAAGGTTTAAAATAAGCATGGATGATAAGTATATATTGAAAATAGAGGTTAATGCTTTCGAGTGTCAGAGGTGTGAGCATATTTGGATACCGAGAGTAAATATGCAAGAGTTAAAGAATAAGGTAAAATCCGAGCCGATGATTTGCCCCTCTTGTAAAACTCCTTATTGGCGAACTAAACGAAAGAATAAGAAAAATGATAAAAAGGTGGTTAAGAAAAATGGTAAAAAATAAAAAATATAAGGTGTTAGATTTGTTCTCTGGGTGTGGGGGACTAAGTAAAGGATTTGAGATGGCTGGATTCGATATAGTTGCTGGTAATGATATTTTAGAACATGCAGGAGAAACATATAAGAGAAATCATCCTAACTCCAAATTCTTTCTAGGTGATATAACTGATAATAAAGTTAAGAATGAGTTAATTTCTTATATGAAAAAAAATGGTTGTGATGTTATAGTTGGTGGTCCCCCATGTCAAGCATATTCTCTAGCTGGACTAAGAGACCCTAACGACCCAAGAGGAAGATTATTTGAGGAATATGTAGAGATAGTGAAACAACTTCAACCAAGGGTATTCGTTATGGAAAATGTTAAAGGTATTCTAACAATCAAACATGATAAAGAGGGTTTAACTAAAAAAGAAAAAATAGAACTTAATGAGTTAAGAGAATTAGAAAAAGAAAAAGCAGATATTCTTTTACTTAGGAAGCAACATAAAAATAATAATGACAAATATAATTATACTAAAAATGACGAAAACCGACTAGAGAGTCTTAAAATAGAAATCAAAAACCTAAAATACCACTTAGGTGATTATGAAGAAAATGTAACAACTCAAATTATTAATCGCTTTAATAGGTTGGGTTATGATGTTGAATTTAAACTTTTAAATTCTGCAAATTATGGCGTTCCACAGAGGAGGGAAAGAGTTGTTTTCATTGGGAAAAAAAAGAATGGACCAATAATTTATCCAAAACCAACTCACTCAGAAAATGGAGAAGGTAAGTTAAAAAAATGGGTTTCTGTTAGGGATGCGATTGGAGACTTAGAAAATAAGAAAGAAGACATAAATTTTAATCATATATTTACTATGCATAGAAAAGATTTTGAAAAAAAGATAAACCAAACATGCATAGGAAAAAGTGTTTTTGGAAGTTATTCGGATTCCTTTTTTAGAGCATATCCAGATATTCCATCAAGAACCGTAAAGGAAAACCATGGTGGAGTTTTTGTTCATTATAAGAATGATAGAGTTATGACACCAAGAGAACTAGCAAGACTACAAAGTTTTCCAGACAATTTTATTTTTGAAGGAAGTAAGTCCAAACAATTAATCCAAATAGGCAATGCAGTCCCTCCGATTTTAGCGAGAGAAGTTGCGAAATCTGTAAAAAGTATGATTCTTAAACAAAAATAAAAAAAAGATAATACTTATTAAGCCAGTTTAACACTCAAATTTATGTCAAATGATAGTGAGATGGATGAAACATTTAAGGTTATTCTAAAATTAATTAAAGATAAAGGTTATATTGATTCTGATTTTAAGTTTGAACAGGGAAAAAGAGATATAACTGTTAGGTGTGATAAGGAGATTGATTTTATAATTGAGATGAAGCGAGGTGATGTAAAACTGAATATGCAACATGTTATACAGGCTATTAGATACGGACAAAAAAGTAAGACAAGAATTGCTATAATAACTAATGGAAAAGATTGGCTTTTTTATGATTCTTTAATTGAAGCACCCATAAATTTTGGAGCATTTAGGGAAGAGATACCAAATAAAAGTAATTTAGAAGATTGGAAGAATGGGATTATTGACTGGACTTTAAGTTGGGAAGACCATAAAAAAATAAACAAATTAAAGAGTGTAAAGGACAAAGTTGAATATTTAATAAATCATCCCGAATTATCACCCATTCTCCAAAAAGTTCCAAATAGAGGAAGTTATGACTGGGCTTTACAATTTGAATATCTTAATGCTTTCTGTGGAATTAATATTCCTCAAGATGTTATTGAAAAGATTGTTAAGTTATCACAACCAGATACTAAAAATGATGTTAATCATATTCCTCCGTCTGACTCAATAAGAAGGGTATATTATGATAAATTCAAAACAGACATAGTATCACAAAAAATTTCTGGCAGAAATAAGAATATTAAAAAGTGACTTTCTAAACACAAGCTACTTATTAAACAAAGCCTTGAAAATATAAAACTATATAAATAAGTTTAATCATTAATAATAATAATAATTCGGGATAAGCAGGTGATGACTATTTTTTATGGTGATAGATAATTCGGAGGAAAAAATAAAATGTCAGATATTAATATGAAACAGGAAGAGTTGCCAAAGGTAACAAAATTTAGACGGTTAAATGTAACCATAAGCGAAGAAGCTGGAGAAATTCTTGATGATTATATGGAATTTATGAGTAAAAAGTATGATGAAAAACTTACGCAGGATGCAATATTGACGCTAATCTTAGAAACAGTTATCAAAGAAAAAATTAAAAAACTTAAAACGGAAGAAGGGGAGGAATTATAAAAATGTTAACAAAAGAAAAATTCTATGAAATTGTAAATGAAAAAGTTACAATTACAAAAGACGAGTTTGAAAAAATATATAATGAAAAGTATAATGAGGTAGTGAGTAAAGGTATAGAAAAATCCAAACGTGAACTGTATACAGTTAGTATGTTACGTGCATATTTTAAACGGCAGTTTAGCAGTCCCGCATTAAAATTCATTGGGTACTGTGCTCGTGACATGGGAGTTACGGATTATGGTGCACAAAAAATGTATAATGATTCTATGAAATTGTACGATGAAAATCCAGAAAGTGCAATTAAGCAAGGTGTGGTAAATGATTCCGGTGTTCCTGTTTATACACGTCCAGACTGGAAAAAAGGACAGGTTATTGATGTTGAACAAGCTAAAGTTAGAACGTTAATGTTATATTCAAAATCTAATGGCGACGAAGATTATAAAGTTACGTTCATGAACTTGCGTGGAAAAAATCTTACTAAAGATGTTCCGCTGTTCAAACAAATTGAGTTTCGTGCTAACAAATCAGAAAAGTCAGATAAAACCACGTATTACTTGAATGATAGTGTCACAACAGAGTTCAAAATTATAAATGATAAAGAGATAGACGCAGTTAAGTTTGTTGGAAAGTACATGGCAGATAAATGTTGTGAACTTAAAGACTTGAAAGATTATCACGATAAAAATGCAACTGATTATAATAGATTTGTATGTGTGAAAGGCACGGTTGCACGTGTTAACATTACCGCTGATCATATTAGCAGTAACATCATTGAACTTGACAGTGAAGATTTGGACTTGAACTTAGACGAGCCAAACTTAGTTACGTGTTGGGTGCCAAAAAGTATTACCATTGACTTTTCTGAACTGACACCAAATGTTTTGATAATTGGTAGAACTGATGTTAACAAAGACGGAAAACTAACAATTAACGCACAAGGGGTATGGTGTGAAGATGTTTGGAAAGAAACACCAGATCCAGTAGTTGAAAATGCAATCAAGACAGAAGAACCAGAAGTTGTTAAAGAAAAAGAACCAGAATCAGAACCAAAAAAAGTTGAAGAGGATGAGTGGTAAACAATGGCATGGTTAGAAGATAAAGACATTAAAAAAGGCGATAAAGTTAAACCGAAACAAGAAGTTCTATACAGTGATGGCGATGTTAGAAATTGGTTAAATGAGAAGCCACAATCTGAAAGTAAAATATGTTGCATGTTATACGGTTCAGACGGTGTTGGAAAAACTGGAATTGCACTTGATTATCTAAATGACGATGATATTAAAGCAGGACATAAAATGGTAATAATCGATCTTGATGGGGGAAACCTACCATTGTTAAAAACATATCATAAAGATAAACTTGACAATTTAAAGTGTATAAATCCACTTGTAACCAAAGAAACAGATAACGGAACTGAAATTGATTACGTTAGAACCTACGCAAAAATTCGTGCTACCATACGATATGTTAAAAATAACTATCAAACTGAAAAAATTAAAGCTATTGTGTTTGATGGATTGTCAACTGCACTTAAAGTTGCAGAACATCGTATGAGATTAGAAAAGAACATTGATGCTGATGGTGGAATACAAACACGGTTTTGGTTAATACGTAACAAATTATTTTTAGAAACACTTGAAATGATAAAGACCATACCAATTGCACGATTTTTTGTTGCACATGAAGATTTTATTCCAAACGAGCGTAATGCATCAGATTTAAGCAGTGTCAAAGCAAAAACAAATCAGATGTCATTTCAAAAACTTAAATGTAAACGTGAATGTTATGATGAACAAACAAAGTTTATTGTTGTAGTTGACAAAAACAAATATGATGTTTGCACTGAAGGAAAAGAAATAACATTTTGTAAAGTTGACAGTAAGAAAGGCGAAGTTAAATGGAACACAAAAAAGATATTTGAAATGTTAGCATGATTATATAAGGTGAGTTAGGGTGTGATGAGTTTAGGTATGCAAAGGTTAGGTATGGTAAGGTTATAATTTAAAAAATAATGGAGGAAAATAAAATGAATGAAGTATTAACAGAAAAAGAAGATGTAACATATATAAAATACTACACACAAAGTTTTTTTATACGGTTAGGTGAAGAAAGTTTAGATAAGCTTAAAGAAAAAGTTGATGGAATGACAGACGTAAAACGTAACTTATACATTGACGAGTTTGTAAAAACGCGAATGCGTAAAGTTCCAGACATGGCGGTAAATGGTGAAGATTATGATAACAGTGCTGTATCGTTAGGTGTTGCATTATTTGGCATACCAGACACTGTACAGAAAACGTTGGGAGACAAAGAAAAATGAAAATTAAAGCAAAAAAACTATATGAATTTATAAAAAAAGTAACTATAAACGGCATGATACCAGAGTTCGTTTTTAAGTTAGATGTAGACGGAGCAAAGTGTATGTTGATTGATCCAACTAACATTACACTTGCACAAGGATCACTGAAAAACTCAGCATTCAGTGAATATGGTGTAACTGAAACTGTAGCATTACCTATCAAAGATACAGTGCGATTAATGAACGAAATTGCACTGTTTGATGATGAAATTACATTAACAATTACCAAAGATACACTGGTAATGTCAGACACACAAAAAGTTGTTACAGTTAAACTTGGAGAAGAAGAGTACATAGAAACTAAACTTGAAAAACTTCCAGAATTTGTTGAAAAGTTTGACGGTGGATTTGAAATTAACAGTGACATTTTAAAAAATACAGTTAAATACTCTACAGTATTAAAAGAAACTAAAGTTCAATTAAGTGTAAAAGATAAAGAACTTCACATGAATGTAGGTAACAAAAGTTTTGATGTTATCACTGAAAAGGTTAATGTTGATTATCACGATGCACTTAGCAATTACGGAGATTGCTTCTTTAAAATTGTTACTAACTTGGACGGAAAAGTAATGGTATCAATGCAGGATAACTTTCCAATACAGTTTAAAGAAGTGACTGACGAGTATAGTATAAGGTTGTTCCTTGCACCATTGGAGGTAAACAACTAATTTTTTATTTTTTTATAATTAAAAGGGGGAATACAAAATGGAATTTTTTAAAAAAATCAAAAAGTCAGCAAAAATATTTATGTCAAAACATAATGTTAAACCGCAAGAAATTTGGATAAGTAAAAGTATATTTGAAGCATTAAAACGTGTCGAATTTCCGTCATATCCTTCCAATGAACTTATAGGATTAAAGGTATATATTGATGAAAGTTTACATCCGATAAAATTCAGATTGATACATAAAACAAATAATAAAGTTACTCATGAAATATATAGTGGGGGAATAATAGACTATAAAAAATGACACAACTTAAAACATTAAACAATTTTATAGAAGAACATAGTAACGATTGTTATAATTGTGAAGGTTTTAATAACTCAATTACAACTGATTTTGCAGACAAAATAAAAAAAGAAGCTATAAACTGGATTAAAACATTAGAACAAGCAGATGATTTGCCATCTAATTGGAATTGTAAAGGAAAAAGAAAAAAACGAGAAGAATTAGGCGTTGATGATTTTTGGGATGGAGATGATATGTGTCACCAGAGTATAATAGATTGGATCAAACATTTTTTTAATATTACTAATGAGGATCTAAAATGAAAAACGAAATATTGATTGAAAAGTGGAGACCACAACAGTTTGAAGATGTGATAGGGTTACCTGAACATCTTCCAAAACAGATCACACAGGATATGCCACATTTCTTGTTCCATGGTAATCCCGGCACTGGAAAAACCACAACTGCACGTATCATAGTAAAACATCTTGATGCTGAAAATCTTACTCTGAATGCAAGTGACGAGCGTGGAATTAATACCATTCGGGATAAAGTTAAAAACTTTGCATCTACAAGGTCACATAACGGAAAAATTAAAGTTATACTGCTTGATGAAATGGATTACCTGACACACGAAGCTATGCATAGTTTAAGGTCGATCATGGAAACATATTCAAAAACATGCAGGTTTTTACTAACTTGTAATTATGTTAATCGGGTAGTGCCAGCGATTCGTGACAGATGCGTAAACATTGAGTTTAAACCACTTAACAAAGAAGTTATTACTGATCGGTTAAAACAAATTTGCAAATCAGAAAATATTGAATACGAACAAGATGCACTTAAAAAGATTGTAGATTTATATAAAACAAGTATTCGTGGATGTATTAATAAACTTGATGAACTGCGACATCGTGATATTATTAAAGAAGACGATGTTAAACTGACAGAAGTTCATCCCGGAAAAATACTAAGTTTGCTTAAAGATGGCAAATTTATTACTGCACGACAAGAAGTGTTAGACAACGTAACCGATCATAAACTGTTCATGAAAGACATGTGGATGGTAGTTTCAGATACAAGTAAAATAGAAGAGAATAAAAAACGTATCATTGAAGATTATATCATAGACTGTATAATTAACAATCATAACGAACAGTTTGAAATTATAGTTGAGTATACACTGAAACGAACAATGGAAGTTATGCAAAGTAAAGTGGCGAGGTTTAAATAAAATGGTTTGGGGAAAAAAGAAAGATACATTAACAATGCAAGAAGTAATTTATAAAATATGTGATGAATTTGACAAAATAGAAATTGCATTTAAAAATATAAATGAGAGGTTAGACAAGATAGAAAATGGCATGGCAAAGAAAAAGAGAACGAAAACCAAAACAAAAAAGCACAAGTAAAGGAACAACTAAGTTGGTTAGCAACTGTCCCAAATGCGGTAGTAAGAATATTAGCACTAAAACTAATTATCCGTTTGGAAAAAACAGTCGTGGCAGGTCAACATTTAAATCCTGTAAAGATTGTAGATCTAAAAACAAAATGAAAAAAAGATATTTTAAAACAAAATGAAAACGTATACCATGATAGAAATTCAGATGGAACTTATGCCTGAAGAATATAGAGAATTTTTAAAATTTATGCGTGGACAAACAGTTGGTGTTGGTGCAAACGGTGAACCTCTGGTGTACGGCCATGATTATAAAAAGTTTTTAAGGGAATTTAAACGAAAAAATGATAGATACAATAAACCATTTAAAAAGTGGAAACCTAGATCAGATCGACAACGGTAAGTTATACCCTGTCAATCGGTGGATGAGTGGCGATGTTAATAATTTGGATACTTGTAAAGATATTGCACAAACACTATGGAAACTTCCACCAAATATACAGTTTAAACGATTACATAAACACCTTAAAAAGTTCGATTATATAAAATATCCACGACCAAAAAAGTACGATAATAAGAAATTAGATGTTTTAAAACCGTACATCAAACGTATCATGAAATGGTCGGAACGTGATTTTAATCATAATAAGCATCTTGTTATACAACGCATGGAAATGTTCAATGAACATTTAAACAAAATTGTTGGGTTTGACAAACGAGAATGTAAAATATTAGGATTGAAATATGACGTGCCAAAAGTAAAAAAAGAAAAACCTAAACCGCAGGGGCTAAGCAGATGGGCATAGGGTTTTGGATAATATTAGGAATAGTAATTGTACTAACATCACCATTTTTATTTATTTTGTTAGTGATAATATTAGCAGGTATCATACATTTAATTGATAAATTTTTAAGTTTGTTTCAATGGAGGAAAAAATGAAGAAAGTAAAGAAAAATAAATGTTTAATATGTAAAAAACCAGCTACAAATAAATTTTGTTCAAATAAATGTGTTGGTATTTTTAATACTGGTGAAAATAATCCAGCAAAAAGAGAAGATGTCAGAAAAAAAATATCTAAAAACCTTATAGGTAAAAATAAAGGTAGAATTCCATGGAATAAAGGTGTATCACGATCAATAGAAACAATAAATAAGATTAAAAAAAAATTGAAAGGTTTTAAACATACAAAAGAAACAAAAGAAAAAATGAGTATTAATAGCGGTTATAGATATACTTCAATTGGAAAAAAACGTGACCCACAAATATTTAAAAGAATAAGTGAAACAAAGCGAAAAAGAAGATATGAATATCACAAACATCACATTGATAACAATAATACAAATAATAAGAAAGAAAACATTTTAAAAGTTACAAATGATTTTCATAATAGAATACACAATTCTGCATATAAATATATTATTGAACATAGATTATTAGAAAAATATTTTGATTGGTTTAAAGAAAAATTTAAAGTTAAATTTGATGTTGATAATGATGGATATAAAAGACTTATTAATAAAAAATTTATTACAGTTTGCGTATCTGGTTATTTTGATCCAGTGCACAATGGTCACACTCGTCTCTTTAATAATGCTAAAAACATTGGTAATAAATTAATAGTGATACTTAATAATGATCACCAAGCAAAATTAAAAAAAGGTTATTCGTTTATGAATCAAATAAAAAGAAAAGAAGTTTTAAAATCTTTCAGAGATGTAGATGAAGTTATAATTAGTTATGATAAAGATGAAACAGTTTGTAAAACACTTAAAAAAATAAAACCAACGATTTTTGCTAATGGTGGTGATAGAAAAGCAGATAACATTCCCGAATATAAACTGTGTGAAGAATTAGGTATTGAAATGAAATTTAATATTGGAAAAGGTGGTAAAATAGCAAGTAGCAGTGAAATGGTGGAGAAATCAAAAAAACATGAGAAAAGATCATAAATGTAGATTGTGCAGAAGACAGCTTAAATCTGAAAGTAGTATACGAAATGGATTTGGTGCAATTTGTATGAAAAAGATAATGAAAAATAAAAAATTGGAGGATTTTGAAAAATGAAAACACTATTATTACACACAGAAACAGTAATTGATTCATGTCACCATTTAGAAGGTTATAATGGTAAATGTTCAAATAAACATGGACATTCATGGAAACTTGAAGTTTGGTTTAAAGGGACACCAATATTAAAAGATGATGTTGGCATATTGGTAGATTTTGGTATTATTAAAGACATTAAAGAAAAGTTGGATCATAAAGATTTAAATGAAGTGTTAAACTTTAATCCAACTGCAGAAAATTTGTCTGAATGGATATATAATTTTATTAAAAAAAAAGTTGCAAAAGATATTGAAATTAAAATTAGGTTATACGAAACTTATGTTGGTAAAAAAACATGGTGTGAATGGGGTGATTGGTAAAATGAAAACTATTAAAGTAAATGAAGTGTTCCAATCAATTCAGGGAGAAGGAAGATATGCGGGATATCCATGTCTATTCATACGTTTAAGTGGGTGTACACGACAGTGCAGTTTCTGTGATACTGATCATGAAAACTATAATGAGATAACAACAAAAAAACTTATTAATATTATAGAAAAATCAAAAAAGAACATTATAGTTTTTACTGGAGGTGAACCACTATTACAATTTGACATGATACGAGAAATTCAAAAATTTGGACCAGAAAATGTAAAGTATCATCTTGAAACAAACGGAGATTTATTAGATCCAGGACATCTTTTATTTTTTAATTATATTTGTATATCACCTAAAGACTTGAAAACAATTAAAAAAATAGATTTAGTATATCCTAAATATATTAGTTTGGATATTAAAGTTGTAACTGATTTAAAACTTAATAAAAAATTAATACCATATGCTACAATGCTAATGCCATTGACAACATTTGATACTAAAAAAGATAAAAAGATTAAACAAGACGTATGGAACTATTGTTCTAAAAACAATACTAAATTTTGTTTAAGACAACATATTGAAGTTTGGGATAAAAAGAAAGGAGTGTAAAAAATGGAAAACGGTAAACAACATGATAAAGAAATGGAAAATAGTATAAAAATGATGTTAGAACATATAGGAGAAAATCCAAATAGGGACGGTTTGATTGACACTCCACAACGCGTAGTAAAAATGTGGAAAGAAATTTTTAGAGGTTACGATCTTCACCAAAAACCAAACATAACTACATTTAATAATGGTAGTGATGGAATAATTTATGACCAGATGATATGTGATGAAGGAACATTTCACAGTCACTGTGAACATCATATTGTGCCATTTTTTGGACATTATTACTTTTCGTATATTCCTTCACCCAAAGGTAAATTATTAGGATTAAGTAAAGTTGCACGAGTTGTAGATTATTATTCGGCAAAATTACAAGTGCAAGAACGGTTAGTTAAAGAAATTGTTGAATGTTTATGGGATGAATTAAGTAAAGATGATATTGAACCGTTAGGTATGGCATTAGTTATGAAAGCTGAACATTTATGTAAAACTATGCGGGGAGTTAAAAAGAAAGGTTTAATGACATCGTCAATAATGAAAGGTGTATTTATGGATAAACCAGAAGTTAGAGCAGAATTTATGAATATGATAAACAGGGGGCAATAAAAATGAAAGAAAAAGCTGTAATTATTTTGAGTGGCGGATTAGATTCTACTACACTTTTGTATGATATAAAAAAACAAGGTTATGAAACATATGCATTAAGTTTTGATTATAATCAAAAACACAAAAAAGAATTAGAATGTGCAACCCAAACATGTGAAAAGTTGAACATACCACATAAAATATTAGATTTAAGTATATTAAATGATATAGCACCTTCAGCTTTAACAAGAGCTGATTGGAAAGTGCCAGAAGGACATTACGCTGATGAAAACATGAAACAAACAGTTGTGCCTAATAGGAACATGATAATGTTAAGTTTGGCTGCGGCGTATTGTATAGGAATCAAAGCCAAAAAATTATTTTATGGGGCACACAGTGGCGATCATGACATATACCCGGATTGTCGTAAAGTGTTTATTAATGCTATACAAACTGTGTTACAGTTATGTGATTGGAACGAAGTTCATTTAGAAGCACCATACTGGAACATAGATAAAGAAGGTATTATTTTACGTGGAGAATTACTTAAAGTGGATTATTCAAAAACATGGACATGTTATGTTGGTGAAGAAAAAGCATGTGGTAAATGCGGATCATGCGTAGAAAGGTTAGAAGCATTTGAAAAGGCAAACGTTAAAGATCCAATAAAATATATAGGAGGTAACTAAAATGAAAATAGTATGTAGTATATGTAAAAAAACAGTTATGGCAAGTAAAGATAGATATAACAAAATAAAAGAAAAAGGAATGCTTGATAATTACAAGTGTAGAGAATGTAGAAAAAAATGAAAGTAGCATTAATTAGTTGTAGTAAACTAAAAAACAAAGGACTGTATCAAGTTAAAGATTTATATTGTAGTCCTTTGTTCAAAAAAAGTTTTAGTTATGCAATAAAAAACTTCGACGATGTATATATTTTATCAGCAAAGTATGGTTTATTAAATAAAAAAACTGAAATAAGAGATTATAATATGACACTAAATGATATGAAAAAAGAACAAATAATAGAATGGAGTAAGAACATTGCAAACCAAATAAATCAAACGTTTAACAAAACTGATAAAATATATATTATTGCCGGAAAAAAATATTATGAAGAACTACTAAAATATTTAGACGTACCATATGAAATCGTATTTGAAAATTTATCAATTGGTAAAAAAATGCAGATTTTAAATGAAAATATAAAATATAAAACAATATTAAAATGCTGAATATAAATTATATTCCAGTAGCATTAATAGGGGGCACTTAACATGAACAATACAAATTATATACCATCAAATTGTCCAAGTCAAATGATGAGAAACTCTGAATATATACCAGTTGCTTCAATGGGGGAATTATCAAGAAGTAAATCAGAAGTAACAAATGATTCAATAAACAATGTTAAAAAATTATCATGGTGGGAACCAAACTCATTTTTTAATTATCCAAGTATGTTAGTTTCTGCATATTACGGAATTAAATATAAAAATAATTTTCGTAAACATTTTAATATACCAGATGATATGTTGATTATTGGAGATTCTGGTGGATTTCAAAATTTAACTTTAAATGCTAATCTTGATCCTATTGAAGTTTTGCGTTGGCAAGAACAAAATTGTCAAATTGGATTTATTTTTGATATACCAATATCATTTTGTAAGACTAAAAAAGAAATTAAAGAATGCCAAATAAAAACAGTAGAAAATGCATATATTGCTTTAAAGAAACGAGTAAATAATAAATTAAAATTGTATTGTGTGTTTCACGGTAAAAACCCTAAAAATTTAAAAGAACATATAGATATATATAATGAACATGGAAATATAAATGATTTTGATGGTTTTGCATTAGGAAGCATGGTTGCTTTTAAATCGAATTATAATTATGTAACAAAACAACTTGTAACTATTTGTGAAATAAATAAAGAATATAAAAAACCCATACATATTCTTGGTTTGTCAGGTTTAAAAATAATTCCTATAATATATTATTTATCTAAAAAATATAATCAAATTATAACATATGATAGTTCAAGTTATGGCTGTGGAGCAATCCGAAAAGAATATTGGTTAGACTATGGAAGATTTAGTATAGAGTTTTCTGATAAAAATCAAACTACAATAAATAAATTACCGTGTGACTGTCCAATTTGTTCTTTATGCACACCAGAAACCCTTAAAGAATCTGGTTCAATAAGTGGCGGATTAATATCGTTACATAACTTACACCAAACTATGTCATACTGCAATTTAATAGATATTTTGATTGAAGATGAAAATTTATTTTTTAGTTATTTAAAACAACATGTAGGTTTAAATATTTATGATATTATATCTAAAATTAAAAAGATGTTTGATGAAAATGATTTTAGGATAGATAAATATTTTTCATCCGATAACGAAATAAATAACACTACACAATCGAACATATTTGGATTTTAGTTATTATCAAATGATAACACTCGAACAAAAAGGGGCAAAGGATATAGTATCAAAAATATTTAAACAAATGTTTAAAAATAAGGAGGAAATTATAAAATGAGTTTGAATGAAATAAATGTATTAATTGAAAAAATAGAAAAAATAGAAAACATTAATGATAAAATAGAATTTATTAATATAGTTAAAAAAAAATTACATAAAATAAGTCCATTTAAAAATGAACCAGTGGATTGTGTAATATGGGTAAAACAAGAAAAAGTACAAGCCAATGATTATAATCCTAATAAAGTTGCACCGCCAGAAATGGAATTATTAAAATTAAGTGTTCTTGCAGATGGTTATACTCAACCCATTGTTACATTTCCAGAAGAACATCAAATAACAGTTATTGATGGATTTCATAGAACTAGAGTTGGTAAAGAAATAAATGAAATAAAAAATAAAGTATATGGATATTTACCAATTGTTCAAATACGAAAATCTCAAATTAATAAAAATGATAGAATCGCATCTACAATAAGACATAATCGTGCAAGAGGTAAACACACAATAGATGGTATGAGCGAAATTGTTATTGAATTAAAAAGACGTAATTGGAGTAATAAAAGAATATGTAAAGAACTTGGTATGGAAGATGATGAAGTTTTAAGATTATGTCAAATAACTGGATTGGCAGAATTATTTAATGATGAAGAATTTAGTAAATCATGGGACATAAAAGATTCAGTGCCAGATTTTGAACCAATAACTGACGACTTTGATGATACAGTAAAAAAAGAATTTGGTTTTAGAACAGTTAATACCAGTGATGAACAAAGAATATTTCATAAATATAATAAATGGGAATGTTATAAAGCTGGATTTTATGCTACACATAAAAAAGATATGACACAAGAACAATGTGAAGAAAAATATAAAGAATTATTGATCAATGAAAAAGAATTTAGAGATGCATTACAAAATATAATTAATAATTGGAAATATTCATGCGAACATTATTTGACAAACCAAAGTATGAATCGCATTGCATATTTAGGACAAGCAGCAGTGTGTTATAAATATGGTATTCCAAGTAAATATAAAAGCGGATTTAATTTATTAACTGAAATAGAACAAGACATAGCAAATAATATTGCATTGGAATTTTTAAATAAATGGTTAATGCAAAATGGCAGGGAAAAAGTTGAGTTAAAAGATGCAATGACTACACGACAATCAACAATATATTAAAATGCAAGTTAAAAAATATCAAAAACAGAATGTTTTGGATGCCGCAAAAGATAGAATTGGTAAAACATTTGATGATTTTGAAAAAATATATGTTAGTTTTTCAGGTGGAAAAGATAGTACAATTATGTTACATTTGGTTATGGATGAAGCAATTAAAAGAAAACGAAAAGTTGGAGTTTTGATTATAGATTTAGAAGCACAATATCAAGATACAATAAAACACATTTATGAAATTATTAAAATGTATAAAAACAATATGGATTTATATTGGTGTTGTTTACCGTTATTAATGCGTAATGCTGTAACTAATTTTGAACCAAGATGGGTATGTTGGGATCCAAATAAAAAAGATATTTGGGTTAGACAAAAACCTAAATGCGCAAAAACCACATATGATTTTGATTTTTTTATTCCAGAAATGGAGTTTGAAGAATTTATGGTATTATTTGGTAAATGGTATGGTAAGGGAAAATTGACAGCAGCATTTATTGGAATAAGAGCAGATGAAAGTTTACATAGATATTGTGCAATTGCAACATGGAATAAAAAAGATAAAGCACATAAAAATTATATATGGACAACAAAAATCATTGATAATGTTTATAATATTTATCCAATATATGATTGGAAAACAGAAGATGATTGGATATATCATGCAAAATTTAAAGATAAACCATATAATGAAATATACACAAAAATGTATAAAGCAGGAGTTAAATTGAGTCAACAACGATTATGTCAACCATATGGTGATGACCAAAAAAAAGGATTATGGTTATATCATATTTTAGAACCAGATACATGGTGTAAATTAATAGTGCGTGTTAATGGTGTTAATTCCGGCGCATTATATATAAAAGAAAGTGGAAATATGACTGGATATAATAAAATTACATTACCAAAAGAACATACTTGGAGAAGTTTTTGTAATTTATTACTAAAAACAATGCCAAAAAAAACCAGAGAACATTATAGTTATAGATTCAAAAAATTTATTAGTAGTTGGCATGATAGAGGATATCAGGTTATACCAGAAACAGCACCACCAGAATTGGAAGCACAATGTTGGGCTCCATCATGGAGAAGAATGTGTAAATGTCTTTTAAGAAATGATTATTGGTGTAAAGGATTGGGTCAAGCACAACCAAAAAGTGAAGCATGGTTAAAATTTAAAGAACTTAAAAAAGCAAAAAAAATAACATAATAATTATAAAATGATAACTCTAGAACAAAAAGGGGCAAAGGATATAGTAATATATTATAGAACAAGTGATAACGTTCGTAAGGAGCTTGTAATTACTAACTTTAATCCTTATTTTTACGTGAAAGGTGACGGTGAATATAAATCCTTTATGGGAGAAAAACTCAAGAAAATCGAGGTTAATGCGCCTAAAAATCTCATATATGAACGTAAAAAGTATACTAAAACGTATGAAGCTGACATACAGTATCTTAATAGATACCTTATTAACAGAATTGAAACTCCAATACCTAAATCTAAGCTTAGAGTTCATTATACTGACATTGAAACTAACATGTCAGTTGACATTGAACGAACACCAGAACCTATAATATCAATTACAGTGTATGATAATTATATTAATAAGTATGTTATATTTGTATGGCGTGATGATATCGAATCTAAACTTGACAAAACGGATGAACAATCTATATACTATTTTAACAACGAACATGATATGCTTAACAAATATATAGATTTTGTTGAATCGACTAATCCTGACATTTTGACTGCATGGAACGCGCCATTTGACTTTGCGTACATAATCAACAGATCTAAAAAGCTTAAATTGAACATAAACAAAACATCGCCACTTAACTATGTAAGTTTTGATAAAAAGTATGAGGATGTTACAGTTAAAGGTCGTGTGGTATTTGATCTTTTAAAAGCGTATAAAAAACTTCAACCATCAGTGATTGAATCGTATCGGCTTGATAATGTATGTGCAAAAGAGCTTGGAAGTAAAAAGATTAAAGTTGATCTGAAAACTATATGGAATGATATTGATTTGTTAATAAAATATAATAAACGTGATGTTGAACTGATAGTTAAACTTGAAGAAAAGCTGAAACTGATTGAATACTTTGACGAAATACGTCGTACAGTTGGATGTGTGTGGGATTCTGTATGGTTCAACTCAAATCTGATTGATGTGATGGTTCTACGTGAAGCTAAACATCAAGGATTCGTTTTACCATCTAAAAATTATGTTACTGGTGATAAGTTTCAGGGTGCATATGTAAAAAAGCCAGTGCCGGGAATACATGATAATGTGATTTGTCTTGATCTGAAATCGTTATATCCATCGTTAATGTGCCAATTTTGTATCAGTAACGAGAATTTGTCTGATGATGGTGAAATACAGTTACCGAATGGTGTTAAACTGAAAAATCGTGAAGGGTTTCTTAACGGTATTATAATTAAACTGTGGGCTGAACGTAAAAAATATAAAAAACTTATGTTTGATGCACGGCGTAATAAAGATGATAACATGGAAAAGGTGTATGATCTCAAACAAGTATCGTATAAGTTTCTTGTGAATTCGTTGTGGGGGTATCTAGGATATCAAAAAAGTAGGTTGTATAAGCGTGAACTTGCAAGTAGCATTACACTTATGGCACGAGAAACTATCATGCACTCTGCAAAAGTTATTGAATCATTAGGATACGAAGTTATTGCTGGTGATACTGATTCTATTTATATTAAAATTCCGCATAGTGATAAAAATAAGATAATTGAAACAGGTAATAAACTTAAAGCACACCTTAACAAAAGTTATACTGAGTTTGTGAAAAAGTATGGGTGCAAAGAAAACAAGTATCTAGAAATGGAATTTGAAAAGATCAATTCTAAAATGTTTTTCAGTGATGCTAAAAAACGGTATGTGTATCGTTGCATTTGGGCTGATGGTATTGACGTTGATAAGATAAGTTACATTGGATGGGATACTCGTCGAAGTGATCGTTCTCACATACAAAAAAAAGTGCAACAAGACATATTTGAAATGTTGTTACTCAAAGATTCAACAAAGAAAGATGTTGATAGTTACGTTAAAAAAGTTAAAGAACGGATAAAATGTGGCGATATTCCACTGCATGACATTGTAATACCACAAACTATAACTAAAGACATAAGCAAATATAAAAATATGCCTGCACATGTTCGTGGAATGATATGGTCAAATAAAAATCTTAATCTGCCAATTGACATAAAGATTAGAATGTTATGGATCACAGATCATCGAACTGATGTTGTGTGTGTTCCTGAAGGACAAGTTCACATCCTTGAACAGTTTAAAATAGATTATGATAAAATGTTTAGTCTTATATTTGACAATACACTTGAAAAAATATATGATACGTTACATTGGAACCAACAAGAGGTGAGTTTGCTTGAATTTTAAAGACAATTATAAAAATATTAAAAAGGAAACAGACGTGCTTTTTAATAAAGTTAAAGATCATAAGTTGTTAGTTGGCAGGCCACCATCAAAAATACTAATGTCGTGTGAGTTCATTGTTCGTAAAAATATTGGACAAGAAATACCGTATGTTGACTTCGAACGTCACTGTGGAATTGTTAGAGAAACACTTAAACGTAATTTAGAAGTTATAGAGGAGATACTAAAAAATGAGGCTGAGTAAAAGTTCAATACTTGCATACGAACATTGTCCGTATTCGTTTTATCTTAGTAAGATTAAGAAGGCAAAAATACCGGATGAAGAAATGCCAGTGCAACTTGTAAAGGGGACTGAAGTTCATGAAATGTTAGATGATTTCTATAAACCTAAAACGGATGATATTGCTAAACTTGAAATGGAAATTAAAAAGCATAAAAATTATCATAAGCATGAAACAGAGATTAACAATTTCATTAATCTAAATCGTAGAATATCAAAGAAAACTAAAAAGTTTAAACCGTTATTCAGAGAAGTTAAAGTTGAAGATAAAGATATTAACATTCTTGGATTCATAGACTGTGTGCATTTTGATGGTAAAAATAAAGCTATCATAGATTATAAAACAGGAAGAGAAAAATCCATAACACCGTTCAGGTTCGAACTTGCACTGTACACGTACATGTTCGAAAAAGAATTCAATCAAAAGATTACACACTGGGGACTATACTTTGTAAGTCATGATAAGTTTAAAGTTGAACAAAAAAATGTAGATGAAATGAAAAAAGCAGTTAAAAAAGTTCAAGATGTCAGAAAACTTATACACGAAAAAAAGTTTGATAAGTGTCCTGGATATCTATGTAAATGGTGCAAGTATTATATGATACATTGTAATGGGAGGAAATGAAAATGTGCAAAAATAGATTATGTGGAGATTTGCCAGATGGATTATATAAAAAATGTTTGAATGAAGATGGTTCATTTTCACATTTAATTGGCAATTTACAATGGTGCGGATTATCACATGAAGATGGTTTAAGCCAAACAGATTTGAATAGATGCCCATACCTAACTAAAAATATCAGTACAAATTATAAGGGTGTGGTAAGATATCGGTGTACATATGGCAATTAAACATACTAAAGCCAAAGGTACAGCAGCAGAACGTGAACTGTTGAAAATGTTATGGAATAACGGATATGGTGCACTGCGGTGTCCTGGAAGTGGATCAACACCATTACCATCACCAGACATATTAACTTGCATTCATAACACTTACGTTGCAATTGAAGTTAAAGTTACACAAGGAAAAATACAATATTTTCGGAAAGAACAAATAGATGAACTTCAAGATTTTGCAGAGAAATTTAATGCAATTCCAGCTGTAGCTGTGAAGTTTTATCGTAAAGGGTGGATATTCATGTTAGTGGATGACCTCACAAAAACTAAAGGTAATAATTATGTCATGAAATATCCTAACAAGAAACAACAGTGTATAACAAATAATAGAAAATATATGGAATTTGAAGATTTTATATATTATGCACAATTAGAATGAAACCTTTAATTGAAAACTTTCCAAGAGAAGTTGGATCACCAACAAGGATCTTAGTTAATACTAAACAAGAATTTTATGATTATATTAACAAGTATAACGGAATTAAAAATATATACTTTGCACTTTACCAGTGCGACAACGAAAAAAAGTATGACACGGCACACATTGACAAAATATATTTTGATCTGGATCCGGTGGAAACCGACCCTGAAAAATGTTGTCTTGATGCTAAACATCTTCACAATCATCTTCTTGATGAAAATATTAAGCACGTGATGCTTTTCAGTGGTGGTGGATTTCAAGTGTTCATATTCACTAAAAACTTTAAACATCTTAAAAATTCTAAACAAACAGTGTTTAACTGTCAGGATCATTATTGTCGGTTACTTGAAATTGACTTAGATAAACAAGTTAAGGGTGATGTTGCACGACTTGCACGTGTTCCTAACACATTTAATGTTAAACGAAGACGATACTGCATATCAGTATCGAGAGAAGATTTAGAACAGGGGTATGATTACATACGAAAGAAAGCATTTAAACAACATTTTAAAATGTATGTTTATGGAAAATTAAGGCTTGACATTAAACGATTCGATGGTCAGATCAGTTATAATGTTGATGTCATGGACATTGACGAAGATGTTAAGATTAAGATTGATAAAAATAAGTTTCTTAAAACGTTACCGCCATGTATCAGTTCGGGACTTGCATGCAGAGAACCACGATGGCGTCAAAGGTTCTTAATCATTACTTATCTCAGAGAGAAAGGATACACATTTTCAGAAACCATACAAATTCTCAAAGAATACCTTAAACCGACTAAGTTTAAACACTGTATGCAGATCGAACATCAACCAAAATATATCTATAAAAAGGGTGATATTAGCTTTCCAACGTGCGAACGGATAAAAAAGGAAGGGTTCTGTCCCGAACTTGACACATGCGACAAGATCAAAGATTTGTACTGGAAGCCATAAAAATATATTTTTATGTAACATTGCATTTGTTAAACTGCTGTATATAGCCGAATTACGCCGTATATAGCCAAACCGAAAGGTATATATATATATTCGCCTAAGTTATTATAGAAATAATAATAATAATAATTTCGTAAACATTTGGAGGTGTTTTGAAATGGAAAATAAAACAATAAAAATGCAAATAACATTTGCCGATGACGTGTCACTTGATGATGCTAATGAACTTGGTAAGGTGGTTCAGGAAAGGTTTGGTCATATTATTAAAGACTTAAAATTTCCTATTTTTTCTTCTTTTAATACAATAGACGCAACTGATGATTTGGTATCAGAAAAGATTAAGTTTGATTGTGAAATGGAGGGTTGTTAAAATGGGAAATATGAGTTATTGTAGATTTAGAAATACGGTATTAGATTTGAGAGATTGTTTAGACAATTTAAAATCTAATTTGAGTGTTGAACATGATAGAGAAGAATTTGATGCAAGAGCAGAATTAATTGAAGTTTGTAGAGAACTTGTAGAAGTTGCAGAAGAAACAGACTTCGATACAGTATACTGTGAAGATTGTGGCGAAGAAATAACAGATGAAGAAAATGAAAAATATGATGGACATTGTAAAATATGTTCACAGGAGGAAGAAGAATGAAACAAATAACGATATTAAAAGAACAGATTGGAAAAGTTACAAGTGGTGCTGATATATTTAATAAAATTAAAAAAATTAATATTGACTATGCACAAGAAAATTTTATTGTTTTTTATCTTGATAATAAAAACAAAGTTATTAATAATGATGTTTTATTTAAAGGTGGATTAAGTGAATGTTTAATAGATCCAAAAACATTATTTAGAAATGCTTTAAAAAATAATACAAGTGCTATTATAATATCACATAATCATCCATCTGGCAACTTAGAACCGTCAACTGAAGATATAAGTGTATTTGAAATGCTTAAAAAAGGCGGAGAAATATTAGGTGTGCGTGTTTTAGATTCAATTATTTTTAATGAAAAAGAATTTTATGGGGGTTGGAATTAAAATGGGAGATAGAAGACAAGTACACTTTGAAGATATGGGACTGTGGTATTATACGCATTGGGGCGGTTCTTCATTACCTGAAAATTTAAAGGGTGCAATAACGGAAGCTAAACCGAGATGGGGCGACGATTCTTATTGTTTTAGAATTATTTTAAGCCAACTTATTGGTGAAGATTGGAACTCTGAAACAGGACATGGACTAAATTCGCACAGTATGGATTCGGAATATAAAGATTTCATTGTTAACATTAAAGAACAAACTGTTACAATTGAAGGTGAGACGCAAACTTTTGAAGAATTTATTGGAGGTATTGCAAAAGAAGAAACGAAAGAAATTGAAAAAGAAGATGACGAGTTTGTAAATGAAGGTTTGGAAGAAATCAGGGAACACGAAGAGTGTATAGAGGGGGATGAAGAATGAAAAGAATATATGCTATTAAAAATAATAAAATTGTTTGTAATATAGACGTATCACCATTTTCAATAGAATCTTTAAATAAATTGTGTATTGAAAAAGGATTTGATGGATGGTTTGAATTAGATATTATTGGAGCATGTCAATTGATGCAAATTGATAGAGAAGGAGAAACTGAAAATGGAAAAACCAATTAAAATATTTAGAGAGTTAGTTCGGTTATGCGGATGTAGTGGATTTGCTGACATAGTAAAAGAAACAAAAGCGTGTTTTGTTGTTAGGATTGATCCAACCGAAAAAAAGATGTTCAGACTTCCAAAGGATCAAATACTGCAGGGGCAACCAGTGTACAGAGACAGTTGGTGTTTTGAAATGTATGATAAAACTATACATGATAAACACTTTAAACAAGATGAGGGGTGGATGACATGAAATTCGAAAAACTAGATCCAGGACAGAGAAAACTTTTGTTAGAGGTGTTAGATATAGATCACACAAATTTAAAGTGTGAACGATGTGGAAAAAAAACAACATACGATAAGTGTTCAATATTTCCATCAACTACAAAAGATAAAAATGCTACAATATTATGTGATAGTATTTTGTGTCAAGTTGAACAATTAGGAAAAAAGGAAGATGATAAAATTAAAACAGTTAGTAAAATAAAAATAAGTGATAGAGCAAACACCATTTATAATGACATTGAATCTATGAAAGCTGAAGATTCGGAAGAGTTGCTTATTGACAAAGCTGAAGTCTTAGCAATCATTGATAACTATTTAGGAGAGTGGATGTGATGTTTTCAATATCTATTGAAAAACGAAAAAATGCAACATATTTAAAACAATTAAATTGGAAACTAACATTATATGAAAATGGTAATAAGATATTTATTCATCTTGCAAAAACAAAAAAAGAATTAAAAAGTTATAAAAAAAGATTATTTGTAGAATCAAATGAAAATATTAAAAATAAAGTGGTAAAAGAAATGGAGAGTGGATGTAAATGAAAACAGAACTGATTGAAAAACTAAAAAAGTTTCCAAACATGATAGAACAAGCTGAACTTGATGTTATAAAGTTGCTACATGAACGTGACTGTTTGAAAGACGAACTTGAATATCAAGAGGCGGACATCATGAGTGGAATTACTAAAGAAACAGATTCAAAGTATAAACCTAAGTTTAGCAACGATACAGCACGAAAAACTGAACATACAATACGTGTGTTCGAGGATAAGATTTATCAGGAAAAGTTTAGAAAATATCGTGATATGTTAAACGAGATTGAACAAAAGAAAGTCATGTTAAACTTGTTAAGAAACGAATTTACAAGTGTGAAATGGATTGTTAAATTAATTACAATGGAGGTAAACTAAGATGAAAAGAATATTAGCATATACAAGTTTGGCACTTTTATGTTTAACAGGGTGCGATACAACAAAAAATGTTATGACTAAATTAACACCAAGACCATCTGTAACACATTTTACAGATTATGGATTTATTGATAGAACACGTAACGAATATAATTCAGATCCGTTAGAAATGGAACTTGGAGATTTTGATGGCGATGGAGATTTAGATATTGCCATATTAACGCACAAAGGCGGATTAGTAATATATGAAAATAAAATACGGAGGTAAACTAAGATGGTAAAAAAAACAGATAATAATGCAACATTTTGGCACATAATTGCTTTAGTTGGATTTTTGTACTACTGGTTGTATTATGGTTTAGCATCACTTGATGCAGCTAATGTAATGCAACAAACGTATTATAGTATCCAATGTGCAAAAGGTGTTATGTGGGTTGGAATGTGTGAACTGATTGTAATAGCAACTAAAAAGTAAAAAAAACAAAGAGGTGAGGTTTCATAATTCACAAATCATACTTTGGTTAGGTCCGGTTTGGTGAGGCTTGGCACGGTTTGGTAAGGTGAGTTAGGTGTGGTCCGGTTGGGTAAGGTTATTTTATAACCTTATTTTTATATTTATAGTTCGGTTTGGCACGGTTCGGTAGGATCAGGTATGGTCTGGTCAGGTTGGGTTTGGTAAGGCA